TATCTCAAAATTATGAACGTATTAATCCTAAAGATATTTCAGTTAGACAAGCTGGTGATAGGCAGGCACTTGATCCTAGAGATGATAGAAGTCCTCAAGAAATACAGAATTTACAAAATGCTCAACAAGATTATATAGATGCTTCAACTGCATATAAATCTGATATGGGTAGCCTTGCAGATAAAGCAAAAATGGATGCTGCTAATGAGACTATAATGAGTGCTAGAGAAAAGTATCGTACAGAGACTCAGTACAACACACCTAAAACAACAGGTCTACAGGATGTAAAATCAAAAGTAACATCAGCAGTAAGTAATACTGTAAAAAATATTATGGATAATAGTGCTACAGTTATGGTTGCAAAAGGTGCAGCTAGTATTGTTAAAGGTATAGCTAATGCTATGATTGATCCATATCAACAAGATCTTAATAAAGCAAATAAAAACGCCTTAACTTCTTTAGGTTACAAAACAAATTTTGAACTAGGATTATCTACAGATCCAGGAAGAATAGCAGGTAATCCAGCTGATAACGTATTTGCAGGAATGAATGCACAATCTGCAAAAGGAGATATATCTAAAGGTGCTAGTAAAAGAATTGAAACTAGAACTAAAACAGCAATGAAAAAAGCAGGTACATGGAGCAAAGAAAAATTAGATAAGTTTAATGCTAAAACAAAAGAATTTGAAAAACAAAAAGCTGAACACGATGCAGCAGCAGCTAAAGATAAAGCTCAAGCACAGGCTGCTAAAGAAAATAGAGCTGGTACTGGAGGTAGTTGTTTTATAGCAGGTACTAAAGTTACTATGTCTGATGGTACACTTAAAAATATTGAAAATATTGTAGTAGGAGATAAAGTAAAAGGTCACAAAGAAGATAACACAGTTATTAAACTAGATCCTACTTTACTAGCAGATAGAAAACTATATTCATTTAATAACAGCGAACATTACTTCTTTACTTCAGAACACCCATTTATGACTGAAGAAGGTTGGAAATCTATTAAACCAGAAAAAACAAAAGAACGTGATGGTATAGAACTTTATGAACAATTAAAAGGTGAATTAAAAGTTGGTGATAAACTTGTAACAGATAATGGTTCAGTTGAAATTAAAGATATTAAATCAAAAGAAATAAGTAATCCTGAAATGCCTTTGTATAACTTTAATGTTTCAAATGATAATTCATACATTGCTGATAATTATGTAGTACATAACAAAGGATGTTTTATCAAAGGTACTTTAGTTACAATGGCAGATGGCTCAACTAAACCAGTAGAACAAGTTGATCTAGGAGATGAAGTTGCAGAAGGTGGATCAGTATTTGCTGTAGGTAGATTTTTAAATACAGAATTATATGACTACAAAGGTATCAAAGTATCTGGTAGCCACATGGTAAATGAAAATGGTACTTGGATGAGAGTTAAAGATACTAAACATGGCAAGTCATTAGGTAATGATTTAAATACTGTATATGTATTTGGATCAGAGAATAGAAGAATTTTAATTAATGGAATATTGTTTACAGATTACTTTGAAGTAAACGAGCAAGATAAATTAATAGAAGACTCAGAAGATTTTTTTAATAATTGGAAAAGCTACGGAAATACTATTGACGAACATAATGTTAATACATTAAATGGAAGTTAAAAAGTGGGATTTAAGTAAAGACTATTCTATTATTAGTAAATGGTGTAAAGATCGAAAATGGGATTTAGCTATTCCTAAAGAGATGCTACCACCTTTAGGTATAATAGTTAGTGATAAAGAAAAAATTTGTGCAGCTGGCTTATATATTGATAAGAAAGCAAAGTTTGGATTTATGTATGGTTTGTTTTCAAATCCAAAAATAAACAAGATAAAACTTTTTAAAGCTATGAAGCTATGTGTTCAATCAATAGAAAAACAAGCTATAAAAAATAAATTAGGTTTAGTATATACTATTACAGGTGAAGCATCATTAGATAAATTATACACTAAACATATGGGCATGAGTATATGTGAAAATAATGTAAAATCTTATGTTATAAATTTAAATAAAAATAAATATAAAAATTTAGATTGGATATCTTAATTTTATTAGGGAGAGATAATGGCAATAGGACCAGACGGTAAAGTAACAACAACAGGATTAATGGATAATACTGGTAAAACACCAGAGGCTCCTGATATGTCTAACTTAAAACCACCAGCTCAACCACAAGAACAAAAAGCACCAGCAGCAGCTCCAGTAAAACAAGCTATGGTACAAAGACCAGAACCTAAAGATCCTGAAATTGTACAAAAATTAAATAGCTTATCTGAAGAAGAAGCACAACAACTATCTATGGTATTATCACCAAGTTTAGCAACTACTTTAATAAAAATTTTACCAGAAGCAACTGATTTAATAAATGAATTTAAATCTACTGAAGAAAATGTTATATTACCAATATCAGTAGTAAAAAATTTTGCAGTTAGAAAATATCCAAGTTCTAGCGAGCAGGAATCCGTAGAAGGATTCGTTACAGAATTGTCTGAGTCACAATCAGATAATACAAATGTGCCACCTGAAAATATGCAGGCATCTAATCCTAATCCTAATAGCATGATGGCTCCAGAGCCTAATGTTAATCAAGATAGTGATTTAGATACTTCATCAATAGATGAAGATGCAGTAGATATAGCATAAATTCAGCCCACAAATTATGGAAGTGAGCTACCCTTATCCATAAGGCACTCAACCTAAGAGGAAAAATAATGGAAGAAGAAAAAAAATTAACTGAAGTTTCAAATGAAACGGAAGTTAAAAAAGATGATAAACTATTTAAGAAGCCTGAAGGCAAAGCTATGTATCAAAAGCAAAGAGATGATGCTGATGATGCAGAAGTTGAAGCATTCGCAAAAGGTGAATTAGGTAAATATCATTTAGAGAAAGCAGAAACAGCAACCGTTCAAGAGGACACTGAAACATCTGAAGAAATTGCAAGCTCCGATGGCGAAGCTACTCCTTCAACTGAACGCCCTGAAAATGCAGAAGATCGTGTTTTTAAAAAACGTTATGACGATTTGAAGAAACACTATGATTCTACTTTATCAAAGCACAAAGATGAGGTTAGAACTTTAAGAACGCAATTGGAAACATCTACAAAAGAGTTTGTTCCACCTAAGTCTAAAGATGAACTTGAGGCTTGGAGAAAAGAGTATCCTGATGTTTATGATATGGTTGAAACCATAGCTATGACAAAAGCTGATACTAGAGCAAAAGAGATTGAGGAGAAATACCAAAATCTACAAGCTCAACAGGAACAAATAAGCAAAGAAAAAGCTGAAGTAGAATTGTTAAAGATGCATCCTGACTTTAGTGAGATTCGTCAAAAAGATGAGTTTCATCAATGGGCTAGTAAACAAGATCCAGTTATTCAAAGTTGGTTGTATGAAAATACATCTAATGCACAACTAGCTGGAAGAGCTATTGACCTTTATAAAATGGACAATGGCACTAGTAAATTAACTAAAAAACAGGAAACATCTATTAAGAAAGAAGCAGCTAAAGCTGTGACTAAAACTACTAAAGCAACAGAGACAGAGATTCCTACAAAGAAAATCTGGTCTAACTCTGAAATTGCTAGAATGAATCCAAGAACGTTTGCTAAGTACGAAGCCGAAATTGATGAAGCTATTAGAGAAGGTAGAGTCCAACCTTAATAATAACAACTATAAACAATAGGCAATCATTATGGCAACAATGGGAAAAGCAGCGGGATACCAAAACTTACCTTCAGGTAATTGGGCTCCAGCAATTTATAGTCAGAAGGTTCAAAAGTTTTTCAGACGTGCATCAGTTGTAGAAGATATTACAAACACTGATTACGCTGGGGAAATTGAAAATTTTGGCGACACAGTAAATATAATCAAAGAGCCTTCAATTACAGTGAATGACTACGCTAGAGGTCAAACAGTAAACACAGAAACACTTGCAGACGATCAAATTCAATTGACTGTCGACCAAGGTTCGTACTTTGCGTTTAAAGTAGATGACATCGAAGAAAGACAATCACATGTAAACTTTGAAGCTCTTGCAACTTCTTCAGGTGCTTACGCACTTAAAAAGAACTACGACTACAATGTATTAAAAGCGATTTATGACGGTGCGTCTACATCAGCTGCTAATACAGGAACTGACGGTTCACCAATTGATGGTGATAATGCAACAGATACTTTAGTAGATGTTATGTCAGCAGCAAAAACAGTTCTTGACAGTGCAGATGTACCAGAAGAAAACAGATGGTTCGTAGCTCCACCAGCTTTCTATCAACAAATTAGAAAAGCAGGTGCGAAAATTATGGATCAATCTGTAATGAACGATGGTTCAGCATCATCTATGAGAAATGGTATGATTACAGACAGACCTTTATTTGGTTTTAGAATGTACTCTACTAATGCCATAGCTGTATCAAGCGGATCAGCGGCAAATAAAACTTTTGGATCAAGTGGTTCTAATGAGTATGCTTTCCTTTATGGTCATCAGTCAGCGGTAGCTACTGCAAACCATATTGCGAAAACAGAACTTATCAGAGACCCTGATTCATTTTCAGACATCGTTAGAGGTCTGCACGTTTTTGGAAGAAAAATTCTAAGAACTGAAGCAGTATACTCAGGTGTTATAACAATAGGTTAATTAGAGGGAGATAGATAGATATGGCAACTTATGACGTAACAGGCGTAGGTGGAACTACTGGACACCCGTCTAATGGTAGAACACCTTATTTAGTAGAAAACACTATTGATATATCAACAATCAATGGAGATTCTGGAGCAGCACAAAATGATGTTCTTAGAGTTCTTGATATACCTGCTGAAACTTTAGTTATGGAAGCTGGAATTGAAGTGCTTACTGCACTTTCTAGTTCAGTTACTTTAGACTTAGGTATCACAGGTGGTGACGTTGACATTTATGTTGATGGTGACACAAATGCAACAGGATACTCTGCAGCAACAGCAACTGCTAGACATATAGCAGCATCAGCTGATACTTTAGATGTACTTGTACTAGGTGCAAATGCAACAGCTGGTAAAATCAGAGTTTGGGCTGTAATGTGTGATATATCAGGTATTAATGAAACTGATAATAACACAGACGCACAATTAGACACAGCAGTATAATACTGTTTAATTTTAAGGGGGGTATTTATATCCCCCTTATTAAAACCCTTTTATAACTATAGGAAAACAATGGCTACATACGACTTAAGAAAAAAAACATATGGAGTATCTGGACAATCAAAAGTTATTCTAGGTAATAATAATAATGAAAGTGGTTGGAAAAGATTACAAAATTTAGAAAACAAAGTTGAAGAACAATCTGATAAACTAGATCAGATAGCTTCACTACTCAATGAAATATCAAAAAAGACATCAGCTTCTTGAGATAATATCTGAGTACAAATCTGACAAGTCTGCATTAACAAAACAGATTGATGATTTAAAGAGACAATTAAACGAAGCAGAATCTCGTATCAAAAGATTATTAATTAGATGCGAACAGTTTGCAGAAGATAACAATACAACAGAGGAATAGACATGACAAAAGATAGTTATAATAAAAATAAATTTTATAGCAATAAATCTAAAGAGATTAAAGTAAAAGAAATAACTCTTTCCTCTACAGGAAGAGAAGGTACAATATACAAAGGTAAAGCTAAAGATTATCCTGGTATTGTTAAAATTATTAAAAAGAGCACTAATTAATAAATGGCTACAACTTACCTAACATTATCTAATAGAGTACTTAGAGAATTAAATGAAACTGAATTAACTTCAGCTAATTTTAATTCTAGTAGAGGTATTCAAACTGCTGTAAAAGATTTTGTAAATAAATCAATTCATGATATTTATAATGAAGCAGGAGAAATACCTTTATTACATA